AACAGAATCGAACTGTCAACCTACGCATTACAAGTGCGTTGCTCTACCAATTGAGCTAAGGGGGCCTCTATTATGCCGAAAGCACCTTAGACAATGCATTAATTGTTGCTGCAATTCTTCCGATATCACGCAACTGCTCAACGCTATAGCCTTCTTGCTTTAGAGTTTCATAATGTGCTTTAACACAAAAATGACACTTTCCTATAATAGATGATGCTAATGAATATGCTTCAAACTTGGCTTTTGTAGTTCCGCCATGTGATGTTATTGCATTCATTCTCAATTGTGCTGGAAGCCCTTTTAGGTTGGCATCATCGGCCATTTCAATAAACGGGTACCATACATTATTTTGTGCCATGATAGATCCAGCAGTCAAAGCAGCATTTTTTTCAACTTCATCATTTGCACTAGATACTATAAAAGTAAGTAGTTTTGCGTTACCAGTTGAAAATGCTGCGGCAATTGATAAATACAGGGCATCCTCTGGATCAATAGTTGATCTATTAATCACTGCATCAAGGTTTAGCTTGATATCTTTAGCATACTCTGGGAGTGAATCTTTAAGCTGATCTACCCATGACATTATAGTGTTTCTCCACCAAGCGGTCTATTGCATGCACAAAGTTCGCCAGTTTGCAGGGCATCTAAAACACGAAGTGCTTCATCTGCATTACGTCCAACATCAAGGTTATTACAAGTTACGTGCTGAATAACGTTGTCTGGGTCAATAATAAATGTTGCACGATATGTGACACCAGATGGATGATGAACGCCAAGGTCATTGGCAAGTGCATGTGATGTATCTGCAAAAGACCATGAGTTTGTTTTCTTTAAATCTTCATGTGCATTGCGCCATGCAACCTTACAGAATTCATTATCAACAGATCCAGTTAACAATACTGTATCTCTGTCATTAAAATCATTTACTAATGCATCATATGCAACAATTTCTGTTGGGCATACAAAAGTAAAATCTTTTGGATAAAACGCAATAATTTTCCATTTGCCTGGAAAAGATTCATGCGTTAATATTTCAAATGAGCTATCGTCATAAGACAATGCCCCAGGTTTAACTCCAGTAACGGCAAAATTACCGAGCTTATCTCCTACAGTTTTCATTTTTCTCCTTATATATAAGTGGGAATATCCCGTGTCCCCAGATGGTCTCGAACCATCGACCCGCAGATTAAAAGTCTGCTGCTCTACCAACTGAGCTATAGGAACGTACCCCTGGCTGGGATCGAACCAGCGACCTACAGATTAGAAGTCTGTTGCTCTTCCGCTGAGCTACAAAGGTGTGCGGCAGGTAGGACTCGAACCTACGATTACCGAATTATGAGTTCGGGGCTTTAACCAACTAAGCTACTGCCGCTTAATAGTATATTGTATCAATGTAGTGAGCAATGTGTCAATAGATTATTTGATCTTAACTCTTGCCATTATAGTATAACGAACTCCATCTGTAATTTTAGAAAGCGAATGTTCTGTATGTGCTGGCATGACTAGGGCTTCTCCTGATTTTGGAATATGCGATAAATTCAATTTATCAAATTGCAGTACTCCACCTTCATAATCATCATTTAAATAAATAATTATAACCAGCATATTGTCAATTTCTTCTCCATCAATGTGCTTTGGGAAGTAATCGTCTTTGACATACTTGGCCAAAGTGATTGTTTCATGCCATGATAAAACTTCAACCATATGCGACTCGCAGTAACCTTTTATAATCCTATTAATAATAAAATTTATTGAATCAATAAGGTCTAACGAATTAGGGTTGTTATGTTCGGAAAACTTTATTATAGATCTATATGTACCAGATTTTTTTATTTCAAATATGTGGCTAGTATTGGTAACTTCAATAAACTTGCTAAAAATATGCTCTTTGTTATCAAACTGAAACACCTCAATTGAATCAGATATTTTATTCATTTTTTAGCTGTTCTCCTATTTCTTTAAAAAATTTATCTGCCATAAATTGATGACAGTACGATCCAAAATGAGCTCCATCACTTGCTATTTCCCAGTAAGGGTCAGAATTAATATTCTTTTTTTGCATTTTATCTAATAAGTATGGATATTGTTTTTCATACTCTTTGTATGGCCCCCCATACTTCTTAACATCCTGAACTGTTTTTAAATAATAGTCTTTTAGATTTTCCGATATGTTGACAAAATTTTTAAAACCTAACGACTCATAAGCATCATTTTGAAGTGGTATTGTAGATGACCAAATTAAATTGATTCCTAAAGACTTGCATAGCTCTTCCAAAAAGTATATCATAATAGATTCAAAAAATAATGCATCTTCATGTATGTAATTATTGGAATAGTCTTTTGTGAAATCAGAAAATGCATCTGGGTTTGGGTAGTAACTAACAGATGAATACAGGCTGCCGTCCCATCTAATTGACCTAGATGTCTCTGGCAATAGCATAAATATATACTCGGGCTTTCCTATTTTTTTTAAAAATACAAGTATGTTTTTAATTATTGCGCTGGCTGGGCCTCCTGGAACCCCAATATTGTAAGAATCCAAATCTAATTCTGGATTAGAGTCCGACATTCTCTTAATTAATTTACTGCACCAGACATACTCTTCTGGTAAACCAGATCCAAATGTATGAGAGCATCCAGCAAATAGTATATTGGTTTTATTTAAATTAAATTGATCAAAACTTTTACTCCTGAATCCCTCTGAATTTAAATTATAATCAAAATCAGGTCCAGCAATAACTTTTTCATTTTTTAAATATAGAGAATGCCCAGTCATAAATTTCTTATTCACAAGAAAGTTGTTTATTGATAATGATGAAACTACTGTTGAAAAGTTTTTATTGTCTTTTAAAAAGATGTCTTTTGCCATATACTATCTCACTATTTTTGAGCTGTAGGAGTCTTCCCACATTGCTATATCTTGCATGTCATTAATTAATGGCTGCCCTTTTATATTTAAGCTTGTGTTTAAAAGTATTGGAACACCAGTCTGTAGGTAAAATTTATTAAGAGTTCTCCATAGTCCACGGTGCTGCTCTCTATTTACTGTTTGTACTCTTGATGTTCCGTCTTCATGAACAACGGAAGGTATTGCATTTGGGTTTAAGCATTTTACAGTATATTGCATATATGGTGAAGCAAAGTTCATGTCAAACCAATTTGAAGCATGCTCTTCCATTACAACTGGTGCAAAGGGTCTAAAGAGCTCACGCTGTTTAATTCTATTTACTTTATCTTTAATATTTGGATCTCTTGGGTCTGCAAGGATACTTCTGTTGCCTAGTGCTCTAGGACCATATTCTGCTCTTCCTGTTGCAACTGCAACTATTCCGTATTTAAGTATGGATGAAACAATTTCTTCTACTGGGTATTCCCCTCCAAGGTCATGACCAAGATATGGAGAACTCCACTCAATGTGTTTTCCATATAGTGCAGCTGCAGCTCCTAATGAACTACCAGCATCGCCAGGGTTTGGCATAATCCAAATATCTTTAAATATATTCCATAACAAAGTATTTGCTTTACTATTTAAAGCACATCCTCCCATAAAAACAAGGTTTGTCTTGCCAGTTAAACTTTTTGCCATATGCATAAAATCAATTAACCTTTGTTCATATACTACCTGTACCGCAGCGGCAATATCAAACTTATCTTTTTCAGATATCTCGTATCCCCAGTCTACAATTCCTTTATGAAAATTATAAGCTTGTGTATGGTATTTTGGAAAGTATGAGTCAACTTCTTTATAGTATCTTGTCCAGTCGCCGTATGCTGCCATACCCATCATTATATATTCCTCTTGATTTGGCATTAGACCAATTAATTTTGTAAACGCCGAATAAAATAAGCCAAAGCTAATTGGATAGTTTTGTTTATACTTTAACTTTATAGCTTCGCCTTCGCCAGTCCAGATTGTAGAAGTATTGTATTCTCCAATAGCATCTAGGACAACAATTGCTGCATTATTAAATGGGCTGGTATAGTAGCCAGCACAAGCATGAGAATAGTGATGTTTAAAAGATTTTCTTGGAATTCCCTCTATATCAAACCTAGGCTTCCATTCTCCTGCACCGCCCTTTAAAAATAGCCTAGAGGCCTTTAGAAGCGGTTTCTCGTAGTATGCTATAGCATCAGGTGTGCCATAGGACAAAGCATCTTTAATCAAATCATCATTGATATACCAGTCATTTTTTTTCTTGCTGTATCTTTCTGAATGCCCAGCAAATAAGATCTCTCCATCTTTAATTAAAGATACAGATGCATCATGAGATGTTTCATTTATTCCTAGGATTATTGGCATTATGTGCTCATCTGCTTAATAAATTCTTCTGCCCAGTGTATGTGTTTATGTGCTCCATAATGACCATATTGAGAATTTAAATTATTTATGTCGGTGT